CTAAACATTTCTCTAAAAAATTTCATAGTTTTATTTTTTAAGTTTTTGTAGTTTTAATTTATTTATAAGGAACATAACTTGTTTTACCGTTAACTTTTATGGCTTTAAGTATTTGTTTTCTTTGTTTACCAGTTGATTCATAAGAAACATGAACCCAATCAGGATTTTTATCTGTTCCAAATTCCCAAATCATTTGGTCAAAATTCAAGTTGTCTTTAATGAATTGGAATACTTGAGCATTAGTAACTCCGCTTGAGCTACCATCCATATCAATATCAATTGCTTCACCTTGGCAATGTTGTGAGGTTAAACTCCCACCAATAGCTTGGTTTAAAGCTTTGCTTCTATATCCACTAGATATAAAAATAGGAACATTAAAATGCTCTCTAATAGGCTCGAATATTTTTTCAGCCAATAATTTAAAGTTTTCAATATGCTCAGGAGTAGGCATGTTGCTAACTCCTTTTCTTTTTGCAGTTTCTGATCTTGTAACTTCCGCTAGATCTAAATGTTTTGATAATTTCATAATTTTATTTTTTTATAGTTTTTTTTATTTCTTGTGTTCTCATTAAAACTTCTTTTAGGGTTGTCCAAATAGAAAATCCAAATATAGATTTAATATTTTCATCTATACTTTTTGCTTCAACAAAACATAAAGAGAGTGTTATAAATTTAGTTAATAAATAATTGTTTTGATAATGTACTTTTGTAAACTCATTTATTAAGTTATAGTCTATTATAAAAAATGTTATTACTGTTAATTGGTAAAGTAAAAATTTACTTATAATAACACTTGCTTTTCTTGAAGTAACAGATTCCCATCCTTCATTTTTAATAGCCTTTGTAATTCCTAATACAGTGTCTAAAATAATCATAGCTCCGACAGCTAATAATAATCCTACTATAGGAGAAAAAAAAGTTATTATGGACATTATAAAAGCATTAAAATATTTTCCCATTATTTTTTATATTTAAATTATATAATTTTATTAATTAATAATTAAAAAGGAGGCTCAATTGGTTTCGGTTGGTATTCTATCTGCTCTAAGTCTTTTACCCACATAAAGTCAGGGTTTACGCAATCATGCATCTCCTCAATAGATATAACCCAATTATCATTAATGTCTTGTATTGGGTTAAAAAAACTGTCTGTTTCATACCACTGTCCTACTAATTGTTCTTTTTGTGTTTCTGTTAAAAGCCCTACTAATATCATGTTATTTATTTTTAAACTATTTGCCTATTTAAAGTGGTTTGGAAGGTTTGCAAAGCTGTATACATATTAGCAGCTTCTGTGTCGGTTAATCCATCACCTAATGATGCAAATGCACATTCTTTTGAGGAAACTAAAACGGGTGTTCCATCATTTCTGGCTGCTAAGTAAATTGAACTATTTGGGGTGTTAGTTGAATTATTGGTCAAAGTTTGTATTTTAACTCCTTTGTGAAAATAATTAATTGTAGTGTTGTTTAATCTTTGACCTAATAAAAACCCATTTGTTGGTATTATAGCACCATAAGGTATATTAACAAAACTACCATTAATTCCTTGAGTGCTACTATTAGCGTAAGTATATAATAACCATTGAGAGTTGCCATCAAAAGCCCCAATTTCAACTTGAAGTCCTGATGTACCCAAATTTGTTCTAGAATAATATGATAAATGTGCGGAATTTAATTGACCACTATTTCGTGGATTATAATATGTATTAGCAAAAGCATTTACTCCATTTGGCAAAGCACCATTAGCTGAATGTGTCCATCCTCCATTAAATTGCAATCTAAACGCTGCATCTAAATCTCGTGGGTCTTTTAAATTGAACTTGTGAGTAGATGCCGTACCTCCTACCATAGGATATATAGCTTTCATTTTAGACCATATATTATCAGTTTTCATTTGAACTACTAAAGTATTAATAGCTCCTGAAATAGTAGCATTTGTTATACTAGCAGCCGTTAAAAAAGCTTGAGCATCTGGATCAATAGAAAAAGGTTTTGGCATTAAAGATATTATAGTTCGATAGCTCATATTATGCTTGTGTAGTTACTCCAATTATATCAAATGTATCATCTGTTGAGTTGTAAACAATACCTAAATAAGTAGTTTTATTTGCAACCGTTGTAATTGGCAAAGTTACTCCTATAGCTCTATATTTTGTATCGTATGCTATTGACCTTGGAGTTCCATTGTCTTTTATTCTTATTACTAAGTCTTTACCTTGTACCCATGTTCCTGTAGGATTTGCTAGTGTTAATCCTGCAGCCTGAGCTGTTATAACTACTAAGTCATTTCCGAATACAGGCGTTACTGTTGCAGAACTTACAAAAAACTGAACACTAGGAGTAGATACAAATCTAGCCCACACCGCAGCTCCTGTACTTGCATCAGAACATACATAAGTAGTATTATCATCTAGTGTCCATAAAGACCCTATTCCATATCCTTTTGTAACATCATCATTTACTGTTGGAGCAGTTATGAAATTATATAGTGATTGTCTAATTCCAGTACCATTACCATCCATTACATAAAGTCTCCCAGCTTCCCACTTTAATTCATAGCCAACCGCACAAATTTGAGCTATACCTTTTGCACCTCCAAGTGATGCATCTATAGTTCCCTCTCTTAATCGTGAGCTATTCGCAAAATATAATCCTTGAGTAGCGTCAAAAACTATATCATTAGCTCCAGATGTATTGCCTACTACTAAAACACTTGATAAGTTTTGACTACCTCCACCACCTGCAGTAACCCAATCTCCCCGTTGATTTAAAACTAAACCTGCATTACCTCCACTAGAAATACCTAAACAATTTTTAATTATACAACAAAAGTTAGCACAACTGCTGTATAATAAATTGTATAGTTTGGTACCTGCTTTGTACCCAAACATTGTTAAAATATCTGCTCTACTTAATCTGCTCATTTATTTAACTTTTTTAATATGTTTTATTTAATATAAATATATCACTATAAATATTATTACCTGCATTATTGGAACCCCATTGTACAGTTACATCTAATGTATTGTTTATTGTAGTGTTAAATGTAGTATTATTGACCACGTTAAATGCAAAGCCTTGAGTTGATGCATTAGAAGTTTTAATATAATGAAATGAGCCAAGTGAAACTATAGATGCTACAGTTGCACCGCCTATTTGTCTAATGGTAAAATCAATATTTAAACTCCAAATATCATTTATAATTGAGTTTGTCAAAGCCTGTACACCACTATCTAATAGTATAGTTCCATTTGTTTTTACTCTTATTCTTATAGTTTGGTTATTAGCAGCATTCATAACCCCTCCAAATACTGCTCTAAAACTATCGCCAACTTGAAATCCATTTGCAGGTACACTTAAAGTACCCACACCTCCGTTAATTAAAGAACTTTCTACTGTTGTTCCTGAAATTATTGTACTATTACCAGTTTGAGCAAATAATCCTGGCATACCTACAGGTCCTGGGACACCTTGTATCCCTTGAATACCTTGAGGTCCTTGAGGACCAACAAATGAATATGTGTTCCAATAAACCCCTAAAGAAGAAGGAGGAATTAATGCATCATTGTTAGCTATACAAATATAATAATTGCCAAGATAGTTTACAATATCTCCTATTAAATATTGATTTGGACTTATTCTTGTTGGGTCCCATTCAAATCCTGAAAGTCCTTGAGGACCTTGCACACCCTGTATTCCCTGTAAACCCTGTATTCCTTGAATACCCTGAATCCCTTGAACACCTTGTAAACCTTGAGGTCCTTGCAAATCTCCTACATCATCCCAAGTATTAGTTATTGTATGCCATACATATAAAGAACCATCAGATTCTATAATCCAAGCTTCTCCAGGGTTTCCTGGACTTCCTCCAGGTCCTGCTAAAAATGAAGCAAGATCAGGATAAGAACCTAATACTGTTAATGCTGCACCTACTGGACCTTGAATCCCTTGAATACCTTGGATACCTTGTGGTCCCTGCGGACCCTGGGGTCCTTGAGGTCCTGTTGAAGCACTCCATTCTCCTTGTTGATTTAAATATAATGTTGGACTTCCTAAAGAACTTATCCCAAGACAGTCTTTTACCATGCAACAGAAATTAGCACAACTACTATATAATAAGTTATATAATTTTCTTCCTGCTTTATAACCAAAAAGATCTATAATTTTTTGTTTAGTCATTAGTTATTATTTATTTTAACACCCAACCCATTGAATAGGAATAGCTTGTATATGAACAGGTTGAACACTTATGGATTGAACACTAGAATTTATAGTACTTCCTGTAAATGACCCTGTAGCACTTCCTGTAAATGTATGAGAATGTAATCCTGAATATCCAATTGTTCCATATTGGGACCCCCCACAATCAGTTCCAGGATCTACTCCTGAACCATTTGCACAACAAGGGTCTTCACCAGAATTTTCAAACCAATCAGGACAATTTGTTAAAGGTCCTTCATTAAAAGCATGTCTAATCCTATGAGTATGTTTTCCTGACTCATTAGTAGTACCTGTTACAGTAAAATTAGCATTGGTAGTAAAAGATACTGGAGGAATATTTGTATCATCTAATAGAACTGTATTACTACCGCTTGGGGTTGTAATTGCACTAGGACCATACTTTATAAATCGGTTTAAAGCATTTATAGTGCCATTATTTCCATTTGCAATTGCCCATCCCGCCATTGGCGTATTAGGTAGCCCTAAACCTGATGGAGAAAAATCTGTAAGTAATCCAAAATAAGGAAGAATAGTTTTTGGGGGAACTAATCCACTTACGTTAAAAGTCTTTGAACTAGGGGTTTCAGTTAAAGTAACTCTAGTGGGGTCACAAGCAGTTACAGTAACAGGCTTTGTTAAATTTAAATTATTTACTTGAATTTGTAAAGCAGTTAATTGAGTATTTAATGTTTGCAACTGAGTACAATAAGCAGACTCAGTGTCTAAAATACTTTGTAGTACTGTTAATAAAGAAGTTTTAGTTAAATTAATACAAGGACTATTTTCTACTAAACTTGACATATCTAATTGACTTTGGATTACTCCAATACAATTATCAAACTTAGCAATTACAGATGTAAGTAATTCTCCATTAGTAATGGTATTCCCATTACAAATAACTAAATCTGGTCCTGAATATTGAATTAATCCAGTATTGCTTTCTAAAGGGTTACAGTCTACACACATATTTTTTGTTTAATTAATTAAAAAGTACAGAAAGTAGTATTGTTAAAATTACTTAGAGCCAAATTAGTAACAGTAATTGTACTTGTTTTTATAGAGTTATCAAAAGCGTCATTTGGGTCTACTTTACAAGGGGTATTGGCTTCCAATACCACTATCTCTAAATCAACTGTTGAATCAA